TTACGAAGAGCCAACACTTTCGCAGCGAGGGGGTGCTTGATTTCAAGCATAGCCTTGGCGTCAAGCGACGGGCCTTTGCCGCCTTTGGTGGGGCCGACGAGAGTTCCGTCAATGAGTTGCCATTGGTATTTGTTGATGGGCTCAGGCTTAAAAAACTCTCGTAGCTGAACTGGAGAATTGACATTGAGCTTCCTTCCGGAGATTTCGTTGACTTCAGCCTGGAGCTTGGCTTCCTGCTCATCAAGCTGGGGGATGGCCGCATGTGCGGCCTCAAGATCGACCCGAATGCCGTGCCAAGACATGTCGGCAAGGACGGGGATCAAATCACGCTCAAGTCGAACCACTTTCTCCAGGTCCTGACGGGCTATTTCGGCCTTTTGAGCATAGTATACTTCCAGCGCATCGCGAGCGTCGCCCGCTACATAGGTAGCGACCAGATCGGCGGGAGCCCGCCCGATGGCAGCGAGTGCGGCAGCTGCGGTATCGACGCCCAGCGCGTCCATGATCCGGCGCAGGTTCTCCGACTTGGCGGAGTCTACACCGAACATCGCGCAAACAGCGTCGAGTTTGTAAGTCAGTTCGTGCTCGTTGATAAGGCAAGCAGCAGTCATCGTGCAATACCAGTCAATCGAGCGCGGGTCGATCTTTAGCACACGGGTGCACTGATATTCAAACTGCGCAAAGTGCGCTGCAATCTCTCGCCCCGGTAGCAAATCTGCGAGCCATTTGGCAGCCTCAGGGTGAGCGCGGAAATCGAATGCCCAGCATTGGCCCGGAACGGCAACAGCAACGTTGTGGACGCGAAAATCCGGGGACCAGTAATCGAGTCCGGAAGTTTCGTAGTCAAGGCCAAGGGGTATTCCTTTGTCAATTCGGGGGAAATCCACGGGGCTATATCCTATAAGAAAAAGCCCCCGGTAGGCAACTGCGGGAAGCGCACCGGGGACGGAAATCCGGGCCGGAGCCCGGAGGAGACAACCGGTTAAATCTCGCCGCGATCCCCGCCCGCCGACTCGCCACGACCTTCACCAACTTCGGTGACCGTCTCGTGGGCAACGCGGAAATCTTGCGTCTTCAGAACTTCGTACAGACGCTCGGCCTCACGATAGACCTTCTCGGGGGTGAACCCAGCAGGCTGGACGACATAGTTGAAGAACTTTTGGCCCCTCTTGTTCTCATCCTTGAAGGTGGTCAGCTTGTAGACACGGCTGAAACGATCACCACCGGCAATCTGGATCATCGCGTTCCACTTGCGAGACACCTTGGTCTTGGTCTTGGCCATCGAAATCACGATTTGCTCGCACACGCCTTCCGGAGTGATACGCAGACCGTATTGGACGGGGGTGTCCACGATTTCGATGTAATCGGGATTCTCGCCCTCCTCGATCACTTCCATGCGACGAGCGTCGGCCTCTTCCTTCGAGTTGAAGGAGCCGAAGAAACCACCACCCTGGTCTTGATCCTTCCAGATCAGGTACTCCAGACGGAAATAGACGGGCACGAAGTAGGCCAGATCGCCGATGACTTCTTGAGTCACGGAATTGAACAGGTAGCCCTCCTTGACATGCTCGTTCTCCTCCTTGATCGGGCTCAGAGCCTGGACAATCTCCAGGCGCGGCAGAACCATGTCCGTAGACTTGACTTCTTCCGAACCACGATTGCCGCCTTGCTTGATATAGTCGGGGACTTCATTCGCGAACGCCAGAGCGCCGGACTGTTGAACTGCGACTTCGGTTGCTGCTTTCTTGGTAGTCATATTACACTTTCAAAGGGCTGGATTGAAATTCACCCGCTGCGCCCGATACAGGATGGATGAAGGTTGGGAACTCAGTAATCCCAGAAGACGACCAGACCGACCACAACAAACATGAACAGCATGATAATCTCCTGGAAACTATCTATTTGACCAGACGGAGCCGGTCGGTGAAGTCGTACAATTGAGCGGGTTGGCCGAACTCAAAGGCCATGCCCTTCTCAATCACTTGCCGGAAGAAATCCAGCATTTCGGGCGGCACGACCAGGATCACGCCCGTTTGACCAGCGACCTCGGTTTCGTGGACCTCGATCTTACTCATCGGAACCCTGCCGAATCATCAAGCCGATGCTGTTATTGGCCGGGCCTTTCAATGCTTGGGCAATTTGATTGATGGCATCGGCATTTGCTTTCGCCGCATCCGCAAGAGCCACCACTGCGGTACGGGTATGTTCATTCGTGGCTTCTTGCCCCACGAAGTTGCAATTAGCGACCGTGACGGGGGTCGAAGGAGTGATGATCTTCTTGACCATGATCAGGCTTTCACGATGGAGGCACGGACGAAAGGTGTGACCGAGAAGATTTCCTCGGGGATGTCAACACCTTCAATGATCTGGCGGCGGAACAGGGCCTTGAGACTGGACGCGTTGTACGTCTCCTTAATCATGTTCTCATAACCACAATCACGGAGCCACTGCATTGCAGCCTCTTTCTGGCCTTTGCGTGTTGACGCGTAGAGATCGGATGCAAGCTGAACCCGCCCCAAGCCTGTGAAAGTCGTGGTCTTGACTTCCAGGCTCTCCATCAATTCGGGGATTTTCTTGAGACGCAATTCGTCGAGCGGGATGCGGACATCAGCGGCCTGGGCCTTAAGGACCAGCGCTTGATTCTGCAGTTCCTTCATCTTGACGCAAAGCTGACGCAGGGTTTCCATATCACCCGTCATCTTCTCGGCGGGTGCCGGGTCATCAATCAAGATGTCGAGCGAGCGGATGACCTGCAGAAACAGGATGGCGTCTTCGAGAGTCTCGGCCAAATCGAAGAATTCGGCATCACGGAGTTCATTGACACCGGCATCGAGATTGGCCAGCAGACCCTCGTAACGGGAAACGGTAAGATTGCTCATTGCTACTATTCCTTTAAACAATCGACTCGCAAGCGAGTGTGGAGTCAAAATTCACGACGCGATAACGGTTTTCTTCGCGCCTCCAAACCAGAAACCGAGGGCATTTGCCCTCTTGTCCCAGTGCGAACCCGACAGCAAGAATCGCCATCGGTTGGCCGGTCGTGATGATGTAATCACGGTCCGGATCGTATTTCTTCACGAAGCTCTGCACATCACGGTTCCAATGTTCTTGGACAGAGGATTTGCCATACAAAGGCATGTCGTGATGTGTGATGAACTCGATGTCGCCAAAGGCCATGGCCGGGCTGTAATCCATGGGGATTGGCTGCGTCTCGCCACGGATCATTTGCTCTTTAACAATCCAAACAGTCGGGTTGTTCATTTGATGTCCTATGTATCTATCAGGTACCGAGTGTACCATGGCGGAGTCCTACTGTCTAGTAGGATCGATCCTACTTTATCCCATCATTTGGTCATAAATGCTCAACCCTTGTGCGATTCTGGTCATCAAATACTCCTCAACATTCATCTTCTCACCGATCGAAGCTTGGATCACTTCATCAATTGTTCGCTCCATGATCAAATCAATAACGGTCACCAAGTTCTTTTGGCCAATTCGGTGAGCACGATCTTCGGATTGGGCTCGGTCGATGTATGCATTGGTCCCGCTGTAATAGACCATAGCGTCATTCTCTCCGCTGATGAGAGTGAGTCCCAAACCAGCGGCCACAGGGTTTCCAATGAAGAATCGCATACTGCTATCGTTACAGTACCGATCTTCAATACGGCTCCGGTCGTCCATTTCGGTTTTTCCGTAGTAACATTCGACAGTTTCGGGGCCGAACTTTTTGGCGAGGGTGTCTCGGATATGTTCGATTTCGTGGACGAAGGTGGTCCAAATAATGAACTTTGTTCCGGCATAATTATCCTCGATCATGTCAAGCAGCAAATTCAGCTTGGGGTTGTCCGCCAACGGCTCAATGACCGTCTCGATCACTTCACATTCAATCCCGTCAATCATCTTCTTGGATGGCACGCCTCGGGGCAGATAACCCCCCACTACTTGTTGAAGACGGAGATTCCGTTCGAGCACATTCTCGACTTTAATGATCGGCTCGGCAGGATGACCGGTCGGCCCCTTGATGATCAGCTTGAATAGCATCTTCTGGACCGAACTCGCTTCGCAATAGATCGGCTTCGCGACCTTGGGCGGCAAATTCAGAACATCTTTCCCGACTTCACAGGTATAGGGAATAATCGCCTTCATCAGTTCATCAACGTTCTGTACGCCGACAATCTGTTTGTTCTCATATCCCCCCATCACAATGTACCGAGTCTTGAAAGCCCAATAATCTCCGCACCCGATGATGTTGGGGTCCAGGAATTCATATTGACTCCACAAGTCTTGAATACCGAGAGCGATGGGTGTACCATTGAGAATCATTCGATATTCAGCTGCAGCACCAATGTCAATCGTCCTTTTCGTACGCTTTGCCTCAGGATTTTTGATTCGTGAAGATTCATCACATATAACCATGACATGGCGTGAAACAAGGAACCCGCAGGCTGAATCGTAAAGTGCCTCGGACACGCCAAGACCCTCGACGGACACCGCAAGAATGGGAAGGGCATCTTTACCAAATTGGGCTCGTGTCGCATAGAACTCCTTCAACCACGGGGCCTTTGTCTCATGAATCCGGAAATCATAGTCGTACGTGGCATACTTGGCCAACTCTTTGAGCCATGTACGACGAAGAGTGGAGGGGCAAATAATCATCACGGCATCAATCTGGCCTGCGGCCCATCGGGCCATTGCAAGGTGAACAGCCGCAAATGTCTTGCCCGTCCCCATCTTGGCGAACCACGCCGACGCCTTAAGCCCGTAAGCTAGATCGAGCATCTTATCTTGATGCTGCATCGGATCATATTTAAGCTGGGACTTCTTGAAGTCATAGATATGACGGGGGAAGGGCACGTACTTGGGGCCAGCCATCAATGCCTCATGATCAGCACAAGCTGCTTGAGCTTCAGTCGACACGTTGAACGGGTACAGATGAAAGACTTCACGAAGATGGTTGATGTTCGCCTTAACAAGTGGCACTTTCCAGACCTTACCCTTGGGGTCGAAGCGGCGCGACGGGAACCCCCGGACAACGTCGCTCATGTGAAAGGGAGCTTTGAACACCAGCCGCCGTGTCTTGGTGTCGAAGGTAACATCGATGTCGTTCTTCATTTGGTCCTCAGAATGGGATGTCCGAATCATCGGACGGGGTTGAATCGGGCAGCGGGAAGAGCTTTTCCAAGTCGGACACAGACAGCAACTGCATAGCCTCAGCCTGGGAAAGCCCCTGTCTCAGGGCGTGATAATAATCGGCCTTGGAGGAATGTTCACAAGCTCCCCCACCCTTGCGATGGGGGAACCAATACCCCAAGCACTTACACTTCTGGCGCTTGTGTCGCAACCAGTAAGATAGAGGCCGGGGTATTTTCTTGTGGACCGTCTTAGACATCCGAAAAACGGATGATATTGATGGCGTTATATGCGCCTCCCTCTCGTGCCCACAACCCGTCGCGGTCGACCCGCTCAATCAAAATATCTTGACCGACTTTGGTGGCGTACCACATCATGGGGTCAGAACAACGTTCGATCTTCACGAACGGATTCTGAACGATCCGACGCTTCCAGTAGCTCAGATCGCGAACGCCATCAATGGGCGAGCCATCGAAATTCGAGTTTCGAGGACAAGAACGGCCTTGATTGCAATTGCCGTGGCAAGGGGGGCAGGCCAGGGCTTTCATTGCCGGTACATCCGAACACGGGAATCTTGGATCGGAGCTTTCACTTCCTCGACCATGGGATTCAAGCATTGGCGTTTGATCTTGGGGTCGGACTTGGCCTTCGACAGAGCGGCTTCAGCGGTCACAGCGTCAACTCGCCCGATTTCGAGGAAGTCATTGTTGAGAACTTTAAACTTGGTCATTTTGCGAGCCTCGATCGAATGACTTGGACCAGGAGCTTATACTCAAGCCCCACCTTAGAACCACCGTGCTTTCGAGCGACAGCAGTTTCGAACTCTTCGACAGTACCAAGGAAACAGCCCCGAGTCACGATGATTGTGTTACCTTTGCCCCTGCACGCAGTTAGAGTACCATTTTCAGAGCCGACCTTTGAAAACCACATCACCTCAGTGTTACCAGACACCTCAGCGTTACCAGACACCTCAGCGTTACCAGACACCTCAGCGTTACCAAACACCCGAGCGTTACCAAACACCTCAGCGTTACCAAACACCCGAGCGTCACCAGACACCTCAGCGTCACCAAACACCCAAGCGTTACCAAACACCCAAGCGTCACCAAACACCCGAGCGTTACCAAACACCCAAGCGTTACCAAACACCCAAGCGTCACCAGACACCGAAAGATTGACCTCAGCTTCGATGTACCCTCCAAGATCGCCAGGAGACACTAAAACCCCAATTGCGACCAGCGCACGAATGCGCTTCAAAACGCGGCCATCGTAAGAAGTCTTCGTGTCGTTTTCAACGAATTCGTATTTCTGGTTCATGATTAAAGTTCCTTCGGTTCGGTGGGGATGACTTCGATGCGATAGCCCAGGCGCTTGATCTGTTCGACCATTCGGCGCGTCAGGGTCTTGGTGTTGGTCATTTCGCAGAAGATTTCTGCTTCGGGCGACGCGGGCTTAATGACCTCTTGGCCATATTGCTGGCCGATCACCACTTTGATGACTTTGGCGTCAGGCGGCGGAGCGAGGTGCAGATTGGGGACGGTTGCCATGGTATCTCCTATTGAGGCTATCGGGTGACTGAAACTTTATTGGAACACAACGCTAAACGGCTGTCAATCCCTCTTCAGTTGTTATTACAATCGGGCTATGAAAGTGGCCCCTTACGGGGGCCAGTCGCCGGGGCTGTAACTCCCCGGGGAGAGCCTTTCGGCTCTGGCTTCACACCGCCGATTAGGCGGTGGCGACTTCCGGTTCAGCAACCTTCTTTGCCTTGGCTTCGGCGGCGGCTTGGGCCTTGGCTTCACGCTCAGCTTTAGCCTTCGCCTTGGCTTCGAGTTCGGCATGGGCGGTGGCGAAGCCGTACTCTTCGACCTTGGCCACGACGTCAACCAGCGAGAAGGTGCCCTTCTTGATCGCGCCGCGCATGCGGTTGCGGTAGTTCATCGACTGCTGGCCGATGTTCAGGGCGGTGTACTTGTTCTCTTCAGCGAAGAGCATCGTGCCCAGCTTGACCACGTTTTCCGGGGGCACGGCGTCCAGGGCTTCGGCCAGGGCATCGGTCGAGCGGAGTTGGCCGGTGGCGGACTTCACGTACAGACCCTGCTTCACACGATCGGCCAGTGCCAGCATCGAACCCACGTAGTTCTTGCCGGATTCCTTGAGGGCGGCGATGCGGGCTTCACGCTCGGCTGCCGTCTCCTGGGCCTTCGCTTCACGAGCGGCCTTCTTCTCGGCGGCTTCAGCTTCGCGCTCGGCCTTCGCCTTGGCGGCGGCTGCCAGCTTCGCGGCCTTGGCCTCGATCTTCGCCTTGGCGGCGGCTTCCTTGTCGAGTTGGGCTTGCGGCAGAGTGGGGGTGGTGGCTTCAGTCATGGTATTCTCCTTCAGGGGTTGATTGAAAACTGAGAACCCCGAGTGTACCATACTGGAATCGGGGCTGTCAACCCCCTCGACTTCGCCCGTTTCGATATTCGGTTGTTGCGCTTCCGCAACGGCGGGCTTGTGCTTCGGGCGTGTAATGCCCTTCGCGGCGGCCTTCTTGGTCGCGGTCTTGAGAGCTGCTTGCTTTTCAACTGCTTGCGCTTTTGCCATGGTTATTCTCCAATCAATGGTGGTGTACGTTTTCGCTGGCTCAGTCAGGATTTTCAGGGCTGAAGTGAGCAGCGGGTCCTCAGCCTTGTCGGGGTGATTTCGATTCACAAGGGCACTTCGATGAAGCGGTCTTCCAGTTCGACAACGATTTCACCGGCGCCAATCGTGATCGTTTCAATCGCGTCTTCGGGCTTCATAAGTCCCGCCTTCAGGAGGGCTCCTTCGAGCCTAATCTCAGTCATCCCGACCCGCTCGTCATTCGAGCGGTGCTCTTCTAGGGTCTGCCCGTGTGGGCGGTTGTGTACGACTGCGCGATACTTCAACGCGGCTTTGACAACTGCCGCACGGTACTCAAGTGCTGCTTCCCTCGTGGAATGGCTCATTTTCAGGCTCCTATTGCTCTATCTAAGGTTTTATTAAAACACAGCGCTGGACTGCTGTCAATCCCCCTTCGGGATTTGTTGCTCCGGAACGTCATACGCGCTCTTCCCCAATGGGAATGGGTCCGGCAGGGTCTTCAGCTGTTCCCGTGTTTGCAGATGGCGCAGAGCTTGAATTCGGTCCATGCCCGTCTCCGTCATGACTTGGGCGATGTTGTCTTCCGTGATCATTTGAAGACTCCCAGGATTCGAGCCAGCCAGCATTTCTTCGTGCGTGCACGTATGGGGGCGGGTTTCATCCAGTTGCTAGGGGTCGCCCCCCGTGCCAGTTCTTGATTCGCGGCGTATTCCGAGCGCATGGCTTATTCCTTCGAGGCTGCTTGCAGAGCGGCGGCAATCTGTGCGGACGTCACAACCCTATTCTTCAGGGCGTGGCGTGCCTTATTGCGCAGATTCATCGACTGCTGCCCGGGGTTAAGGGCAGTGTAAGGGTTGCTTGGCAGGCCCAGGGCGCGGATCAGGGCCTTCACGACCACTTCCCGGCTGAATTCGCCGCAGAGCAGGGCCAAGTCGTCACCGTTGCACTGGATGCCGTTTTTCGCCTTCACGTAGGTCTTGCGTGCCGTCTTGAGCGCCAGCATCGGGCCGGTGTAAGCAGTCTTGACGGGCTTCAGCTGTTCGGCGATGTACTCTTCGGGATCGACGCCCAGGGCCTCAGCGTCAACACGGAGTGCTTGCAGGTAGGCCGCATGTTCGGCGTCGCGCTTCGCCTGCAGTTCTTCGGGCGTCGGCTCAACCGGGCCGGGTTTCACGGGCTTCTTCTCGGCTTCGATGGCTGCATGAAGAGCCTTTTTACTTGCGGCCTTGCGGGCCTTCTCGGCTTCGCTCGCCTTGCGGATGCCTGCGGGCGTCGTGTTCAGGGGCTTGACTGCTGCGCGCTTGGTGGTTGCCATTTTGAAATCTCCTATCGGGCTATTGAGGGGGAACAACTTAATTGGAACACAGGGAGAAGAGCTTGTCAATCCCCCTGATTCGGGTGTCAGACGCCGTAACCGACCGTCTTGACCGCGAGTTCGAGGGTCTTCGCGTACTCTTCTTCGGTGCAGTTCGCGAGAATGGTGCCTTCCTGCAGGTCGGCTTGGGTCGCACCCCAGAGGGCGAGGATGGTGCGAAGCTTGCGCTTCTGATTCGAAGTACCGAAGGTGGCAGCTTCTTGCAGGACGGTCAGGGCTTGGTTGGTCGTCATTTCGATCTCCTATTGACTATACCTATAGTATAACAGAGCGAGAAGCGAGTGTCAAGTAGTTGGAGGGCACGAAATTGCAACAAGGTGTAACAACACGGGCAAAGCGGAAGGAGTGATACGCGAGTGAGAGAGATTGACAGACGACGGCCTCTGTGCTACACTAGAGGCTCCTTTACTGAACTGGAGTTCCACGTGAAACCCGCACTTGCTCCCCCCGCCCGTGATGACGGGCTCAATTCAAGCCGTGTTCTTGGGAAAGTTTGTGAGAAGCACCCGGAATTGGGTGGCGTCCGTTATCAAGTGTCACACCTTTGCATCGGGTGCCAACGCGAACACCGTAAAAAGAGTCGCTCGACCCCTGAAGCGAAAGCCAGGAAGCTAGCGAAATTGAAAGCAAAACGTGACGCACACGCGATGACTGAAGAGTGGAAGCGCGCAATCCGACTCAGAGCAGAGAAACTGTGTCTCGAAGCCGGGAACAGCCCCCGAGCTGCTGAATACCTGAGCGGACGCTATTGGAACATGGCACGACAACAATTGAACGAAGAGCACAGGGCACGGAATAAGACCGATGTCTCAATGTCTGACCTGCTGGATGCTGACGACGACTTTCCGGGCATGCAGAGGTAGGATGATTCGGGAGTGACCACTCTAGACTACTCCTAGTCTAAGGACAACGCTTGATATCCCAGAAGGTGGGGTCCGAGGGCGGCGTGAAGCACGAGGCATGCACTCAGTTGGTGCATCGAACCACTCTCACGGGTAGGGGCTCCAGGTCGATCTCCTACCCCCTCCACCCTATAGAGTGGTGCCTCGGTACCCGGGACCTCCTACCTACTCCTACCTACTCCTATATATACGACAGATGAGGTGAGGCTGGTGATGATAGAGTGCCACAGGATACATATCGACAGAGACTCCACGATCCCGGGGGGTCGGACGTGGTGCTCCCTGTAGTGGCTAGAGTGACGGCAGTGGTCAGCCAGGGCTGTCGCCATCATCAACGTTGGCCCTCCAACTGGCGTTTGAAGTGTGTTTCACGTGAATCATTGACCCCGGCCTATCGGCATACACGAGTAGGTCCGGGCACTTACAACTTGTTACAATTTCAGGTATTGACAAGGATCTAAGGTTGTGGTATACTAAAGGTATAGTCAGTAATAGGAGCCTGAAATGGCCTTCGTAATCGTCTACACCGAAACCAGTGACCGTGTTGAAGACACCCCCGAGTTCGACTCGTTCGAAGCCGCCGAAACGTGGCTCGAAGATAATGCAGACCATCCCGAGAATTTTGAGGTTGTCGACCTCGCTTAAGATTTGAAGCATCGTCGAGCAGCGTACCCGGAGCCTTGATCCAGGGTTCTGGGCCTGTTGGCCACCCAACGGAAGGAGGCGAAGTGTGAAGGAGAGCCCCAGTTAGCGCTCACTAAGGCAAGACCCGTGCCAGGGGATCCGCCAGAAGAGGTACTACCAAATCCGTACCCGGAGCCTTGGACCTCGTCGCGATAACCCGGGGCTTGGCAGGAGGACCCGTAGTCCGCGACACCCTTCTCGTTTTGTAACTTATGCCCCGTGCCCCGTGCCCCGTGCTCCACGCTCTGCGCCTCAAGGGCTCCGCCCCACCCCTGTGCAATCATCCTTCCAGGTACTTGACACGCTTCCTCGCGTGTGCTACACTCACGCCTATGTCTACGGAACTCGCTCCCGTCACCGAAGTATATGAAGTATCTGCTTCAGGTGGGCAGGTTGTGGACTTCGCTCAATCGTTGCCTCCATTGACGGCCAAGGAGGATATGTTTGCCCTTGCCGTGATCGAGTATGGCGGCAATCTGCGGAAAGCGTACGAGGAAGCATTCGGGATTGGCGATACCACCCCAGTAGCTAAGGCTCGGGCTTTGATGGCCCGTCCAGAGGTTGCCCTCCGTATTCGCGATATCACGGAGTCAGTGCAGCAAAATGCCTTGGTGTCTTTGGGTTCCCATCTGGTCGAGTTGGCGGATATCCGGGACCTTGCGAAGGATCAGGGTCAGCTGAAGGTCGCTTTGAATGCCGAAGAAGCTCGCGGGCGTGTCGCGGGTCTGTACATCGGTAAGGAGGGAGCCGGTGCGAAGGGTGGTTCCGGGGCTGGTGCGGGCAATCCGATGGTCATGATTTCGATCACAACCCATCAAGACGCGAGTATCTGATGATTCGCAAGACCCCTCAAGGATATGAGGTGCTGTCGGAGTTGGGCAAGCCACTCTCGAAGCCGAATCTGACGAAGGGCCAAGCGTTGAAGCGTCTCGCGCAAGTAGAATATTTCAAGCGCAAGGATGCCAAGAAAAATGGCTGATCGGGTCTTCAAATTCACTGAAAAGCAGTTGGAGGCGCAAACCATCCTCGCGGGCGGGGCCACGCACAATATGCTTTATGGTGGGTCCCGTTCAGGTAAGACGTTCCTCCACGTTCGGAATATCGTTCTGCGGGCTCTCAAGGCACCAAATTCGCACCACTGCATTCTACGGTTCCGCTTCAATCACCTGAAGGCGTCGGTGATCCTGGGCACCTTTCCGAAGGTCATGAAGCTATGCTTCCCCGAAGTGACGTATAACCTGTCCAAGACAGATTGGTACGTGACGTTCCCCAACGGGTCGGAGCTTTGGTTTGGAGGTCTGGATGATAAGGAGCGCACTGAAAAGATTCTGGGCCAAGAGTATTCTACTATGCTCTTTAATGAGGCCAGCCAAATTCCGAAGCAAGCACGAGACACGGCAATCACACGTTTGGCCGAGCTTGCTGAAACCAAGGTGATGGATGGCGATAAGGAAGTTGTAACGGGCATCCTCAAGCCCCGCGCCTTCTACGATTGCAACCCCACTAACAAGAACCACTGGACTTACCGGGAGTTCATTCAGAAGCAAGACCCTGAAACACGGCAACCATTGCCGAACCCGAGTGATTACGCATACTTCAAGATGAACCCGGAAGATAATCGGGAGAATCTGACGGCTGGGTACTTGGACACCCTTGGGGCCTTGTCGGCCCGTATGCGCAAACGCTTTCGTGATGGTGATTTTGCGGACGCCACCCCAAATGCTCTCTTTACTGATGAGACTATTGACAAGTGGCGTGTCCTGGACGGTAAGCTACCCGACATGCAACGTATCGTTGTCGCAGTCGACCCATCGGGTAGCGGTGATCGTGACAACGCGGACAACGACGCAATTGGTATCATGGTCGCGGGGCTTGGAGTGGATGGCATCGCATACGTGCTGGAAGACCCCACTTGCAAAGCGGGCCCCGCCGTTTGGGGGAAGATCGCAACGAGTGCGTTCGAACGTCACGAAGCTGATATCATGGTCGGTGAAGTGAATTACGGCGGTGCGATGGTCAAGCACGTGATTATGACCTCGCGCCCGCGTACACCGTTTAAGATGGTGACAGCCACTCGCGGCAAGGTAGTTCGCGCTGAACCGTTCTCAGCGCTGTATGAACAAGGCAAGATTCGTCATGTAGGGGTCTTTCAACCCCTCGAAGACGAATTGACGGCATTCTCGACCGTTGGGTACCTGGGTCCGAATTCTCCGAACCGCGCCGATGCGTTGTTCTGGGCATTGACGGAATTGTTCCCAGGTGTCGTGTCGGGCAAAAAGAATGTCGAACCGGTCGAAAGGCCGCAATTCGAGGGCGCGGCATGGTTGGGCTGATCATCAAAGATACCCAGTACCTCGGGATTGTTTGCGGTAGTCACCCCGAATTGAACGGGCTGCGCCGGAAAAACAACCGTGGGTGTGTTGGCTGTCATCAGGATTATCGTCGGGCGTATCGGCAAGGACTCGTTCACAAAGAGTATATGAAGGAGTTCAACACTCGTCCGGAGCAGGCCGCGAAAGCAGTTATTCGTGCCCGGATTCGAAATCAGCTGGTGTCCGAAAAGGCTACCAAAGACTTCGGATGGTGGGATCGACAAATTCTTGCTTGCAACTATGCGATCGCGAAAGTGTGTCGAGACAATGGGGTCGATGCTGTAGTTGATCACATCGTGCCTCTCAAAGGTGAAAATGTCTGCGGGCTTCATGTCGGCGCGAACACTCGTGTGATTTCGGGCCTGGAAAACAACCAGAAAGGAAATTACCATGAAGTCTAAGCCCATGGAGCCGGGCTTCCGTCGAGTTGGTGGGGCTTCCTGCCATGTCCGGATTTGCGAAGCGCTTCCGGAACACATGCGAGCGGGCACTCGCGAAGTTTTCAAGTTGTGGACAGACCCCAAGCACCGCAATCGGGGTTTTGCGACATCGCTCATGCATTCCATTTGCCGTGAGGCGGATATCGCGGGCGTCACTTTGGTGCTTTTTGCGAAGCCCTACTTCGAGTCCGAAGAGGCTTACCTGCCCCAAGATGAACTCGAAGCGTGGTACTGCGCCACTTTCGGGTTCCAAGTGATCCAACACGAGCCCAAACTGCTTGCAAGAGCCCCCGGCGCGACCCCGCGAGTGGGTTTGCGGCTGGCCCCGATGACCCAAGCAGTGATTGAGAGTGTGCGCCATGACTGATAACGGCTTGGATGTGACCGACGAAACCCCAGATTCATCGCAAACCGATGCGGAAATCATCGCGGATGCTCGTGATTACCTGGAGTTGTGCGCTCTGGCTGACGGAGACAATTTCAAGGAAGGTCTGGTCGATCTACAATATTTGGCAGGCAATCACTGGCCCGAAAAGCAGAAGCGTCAACGTGAACTGGATGGTCGCCCTTGCTTGACGGTCAACAAGCTCCCCACGTTCCTGAACCAAGTCACGAATGAGCAGCGTCAGAACCGCGCCAGCATCAAGGTAAGCCCTGTTGGATCGGGTGCTGACATCCAGACCGCTGAAGTGATTCAAGGGATGATCAAGCATATCGAGTATGACTCGAATGCTGAAGTCGCTACCGACACCGCCGTGAACGCGGCTGCTGCGATTGGCTTCGGGTATTTCCGGGTGATGCCGGAATATTGTGATGAGAAGTCGTTCTATCAAGACCTGAAGTACAAGCGCATCCGGAACCCATTCACGGTGGCTTTCGATCCCGGAAGCACGGAACCGGACGGCTCGGACCAACAACGCTGCATAATCCATGTGAAGATGGATCGCAAACTATTTAAGCAAGAATATCCGGAGGCTTCGGCCACTTCGGACAGTCTCGCGGTCAACGGGGCGACTGGTTTCACGGTCAATTGGCTGGCCCAGGATTATATTCGAGTGGCCGAGTTCTACCGGATTGAACGGGAACCCGCCGAACTGGTGATGTTGTCGGACGGTGGGGTGTTTTGGCGCGATGAAATGCCTTCCGCCGAGCATCTGAAAGCCGCCGGTATCACGGAAGTGAACAAGCGCCGCAGCTTCAAGAAGAAAGTGATGTGGTACAAGTTGACCGCTCATGAAATCTTGGAGCGCACAGAAATCATGTGCAACTGGATTCCGGTGTTCCCGGTCTACGGTTCGGAATTGGACATCGACGGCAAGGTCATTCGCAGCGGTCTGATTCGCAACGCCCGCGACCCGCAACTGATGTATGACTTCTGGATGACTTCGGCCACTGAAGAAGTGGCTATGCGTCCGAAGACCCCGTTCATCGGGGCTGAAGGCCAGTTCGAGGGCCACGAGAACGAGTGGATGCAAGCGAATGTACGTAGCTTCGCATACCTCCAATATAAGCCCACCACGGTCGATGGCCAGCTTGCGCCTCCGCCGCAACGCCAAGCAATGGCTGACATCCCAAGTGGGATGCTCACGATGGCCATGCATGCGAATGATAATATCAAGGCCACTACTGGTCTGTTCGATTCGTCGCTCGGTGCAGCTGGAAATGCTACTTCGGGCAAGCAAGAACTCGCCCAACAACGGCAAGGTAATATTGCCAATTTCCACTACCAAGACGGGCTGACTCGAACCCTTCGGCACGTGGGTCGCTGCTTGATCAATATGTTCCCGCATTACTACGACACCGAGCGAGTCGTGAAAATCATGCGGGATGATGGCGAAGTGGTTCCGGTGACCATCAATAAGCGGCTGTCGCCCGAAGAGGCTCAGCAGCTGCAACAGGAAGAGCAAGCTAAATCGGAAGGCAAGTACACCGCTGCGATCAAGACGGTTTTGAATGACATCACGGTCGGGCAGTATGGCGTGGTGGTTGATACTGGCCCTTCATACACCACGATGCGTCAGCAAGCTTCGGATGCAATGGTTCAGTTCGGTCAATCGTGGCCCAAGCTGATGGACATCGCAGGTGACAAGGTGGTTAAGGCCATGGATTGGCCCGGTGCGCAAGAGATTGCACAACGGATTGAGCGCACGATCCCGCCTGAGATCCGGTACGACCCGAAAGACCCCAAAGCTGGTCCTCCTCCGCTTCCTCCTGAAATCAAGCAGCGATTGGACCAGATGAATCAAATGATTCAGGGTCTGCAGCAGGAGAATCAACGTCTCAAGACGGGTATCGACAAAGAACAGATCAAGGCCGAGTCGAACGAACAGATTGCCCAGATCAAGGGTATGTTTGATCAAAAGGTGGCTGAAATCGGTGCCGACGCCAAGAAGGATGTCGAAGAAATCAAGGGATGGATTGAATTCATGCTCTTGAAGCTCACTCCCCCGGAGCCGCTCAATGGAGCCGCTTCTGAGGATATGACTGAAGAAAACCGTACTTCGCCGGACCCAGGCGAGGAGAATACGCAGATTGGGCAGAGCCTACCTACGGGCGAGTAAATGTAGGGCCGGAGAATCGTCATGCCTGACGCTAACCAAGAAGTAGTTGAAACCCAAACCACGGGCACCGAAGTTCAAAACTCTGCCAACAATGGCGGCTCGCAAGAGCATACCAATACGGAGAATGAACAAGGCCAACGTGAAGAAACTGGTGAAGAAGGTCAAGTTGATAATGAAGGGCAACCGGGCAAGAAGCCCATTCAGCCCCGAATCAATGAGCTTGTCCGGAAGCGCCATGAAGCTGAGCGCGAAGCTGCCTATTGGCGCGGCGTTGCTCAGGCAAGTGCGAACAAGTCCACTGTCGAAACTCCGGCCCCTGCGGCTGCCCCCGCAAAACCGACAGCTGATCAGTTCAAGACGTATGACGAGTATGTTGAAGCCCTGACCGATTGGAAATCCGATCGAGCGGTTGAAAAAGCCCTCGCTACCGTGAATACCAAGATCGAGGAAAAGTCCACTCAGCAAACTGCTGCCCAACAAGAAGCGGACCGGACCAAGAACTGGCAAGCACGCCAAGACGCCACCAAGGCTGTTCTGAAGGATTACGACGAAGTCGTGGGTGAAAGTGACATTCCGATTGCTCCGCACGTTGGTGAATTGCTGCTCGACAGCGATCACGGCCCCGCGCTGGCCTACAAGCTGGCCAAGGACCCTGAGCTTGCCGACAAACTGAATCGGATGTCCGAAAAGCAAGCAGCCAAAGAAATCGGCAAGCTGGAAGCGGCTTTCGATATCACGGCAAGCTCGTCGAACGGCCAGACCCAAACCACTGCAGCCCCGGCTGCACAACCTAATGTCAGCAAAGCTCCGACGCCTCCCCGCCCTGTGACCCAAGGCCGTGCTACCTCCAAAGACCTCTCGCAGATGTCGATGGACGAGTATGTTGCGGCTCGAAAGGCTCAAGGGGCGGGTTGGGCCAATCGGCGCTAATCCACTCCATTCGAGGAAATCATGTCCAACAGTCTTGTTACCTGCTCCATCATCGCCAAAGAAGCCCTGGCGGTCCTGGAAAACATCCTCAGCTTCTCCAGCGGTGTGAACCGTGATTGGGAAGCTGAATTCACCCAAAATCAATCCCGTGGCTACTCACCGGGTCAGACCATCAACATCAAAAAGCCACCGCGTTATACCTACCGCGCTGGTCGTGTTGCTGTACCTCAAGCGACTGCCGAGTCCACCGTTCCGCTGACCCTGCAACAGGGCGGTACGGACCTGAACTTCACCGGTATCGAGCGCACCCTGTCGATGCAGCAAATGAGCCAAAAGCTCCAAGCTGCGATGGCTACGGTGGCGAACGAAATCGATCGTCAAGGTCTGGACCTCGCCCGTGTGGCTACGTTCAACTGTTTGGGTACCCCCGGCACCCCGCCGACCACCCAAGCATTGGCCTTGGCTGCTGCCACGACGCTGAATCAGCGTCTGGATGAAATGGCGGCACCCCGCGATAAGATGCGCTCGCTGATCACCAACCCGGCCTTGAATGGCGCGATGGTGCAAGGCTTCGCTGGTCTGTTCAACAACAACAAAACCCTGTCGGACCAATACAGTTCCGGTCTGCTGGTTGACGCGCTGGGCCTCGCTTACGCGATGGACCAGAACGTTGCTGTTCACACGAATGGCACACAAGCCGTCACGGGCACCAACATCAGTGGCGCGGGCCAAACCGGCTCGAACATCAACGTTGTCGGCCTGGGTGGCACGATCACCAAGGGCACCAAGGTCACGCTCCCCGGCGTGTTCGCGGTCAACCCCCAATCGCGCCAGTCGACCGGTACCCTGATGCAGTTTACGGTGACGGCTGACGTTGCTGCTGCTGCCACGGTCCTGCCGATTTCCCCGGCAATCGTCACTTCGGGCGCGTTCCAGAACGTGACCGCTTCGCCGACCAACGGTGCTGCGTTCACGATCTTCGGCACGGCTTCGGGTTCCTACTCCACCAACGTGGCCTACCACAAGGATGCGTTCACGCTGGCGATGGTTCCAATGTACGCTCCCCCGAGCGGCAAGGGCGTGATCGATGTGGCTGTTCAGTCCTACAAGGGCATGAACATCAAGGTCACGGAGTTCTACGATGGTGTGAACGACAACTATATCATGCGTTTGGACGTTCTGTTCGGCTGGGCTGCCACCTACCCCGAACTGGCCTGCCTCTACGCGGTGTAATTGACGAAGCCCCTTCGGGGGCTCTTTCTCAACTTCAAGGAATTTCACCATGGTTCTGCTTTCTCGTTCCTATGCCGGTTACGCTGCCGGTACCATCGTCCAGTTCTCTACCGCAATTGAGGCATCACTGATCGCGGCGGGCTTGGCCACATTGAGTGCTGGTCCTGTTACTCCGGGCGCGATTTCCACGACAATGCCCATGGGCCGTGTTGGTATTGCCGCAACTGGCACTTCTGTGGTGGTGAGCAACCCGAACTTCACCGCGGAGTCGAAGTTCGTCGCTGTGTTGTCCAATGCGGCAGCGGACAGCACAGCGTTGTATGTCACCCGGATCACGCCCGCTGCGGGTTCTGTGACGTTCACGTTGAACGCTGCGGCGACCGCTGCGGTGGCCATTGACTGGGCTCAGCTGGGACCGTTCGGTGGTTTGACGACCGCCCCGTAAGTTCAACCCCGGGGCTTCGGCCCCTTTTGGAGGCACCCATGCCATTTCTTCAACAGGGACAAGACGCAACAGTCACGATCCCGGCAGGCCAGTCCATCCGAATCGGGGCCTTCCGCAACGCCAAAGCATCTGTCAACATCCCCGGTGGCCGCGCTGGTGGGCCGATCCAAACGTTGTCGGACGGAGCGGTGACGCTGGGGCCTTACACCCCTGGCGTCGTCGTTGTTGTCGCTGCCACTTCTGGCGAAGTTGAGTACGTGATTGGCGCTTCCCCGGTGCTGACTGACGTTCCATTCAACTCTGCTGGCGTGGCGGTGACTGGCGGAACGATCAACGCCACCTCCGTTGGCGCAACGACCCCCAGCACAGGCTCCTTCACCTCGCTTCGATCCACCAGCTTGCAATCCGCGCTGACGGACGGAACGGGAACCCCGGGCAACGTCACGCAAAACGTCCAGCACGGGCGGGCAGCATTTGCCGCAGCGGGTTCAACCGTCGTCGTTACCAACTCGCAAGTCGCTGCCAATAGCAGCGTGCTTGTACAGTTGGGTGGAGCGGACGCTACCTTGACCTCCGTGCGTGTGACGGCGGCGGCGGGCTCCTTCACCGTCACCGGGAATGCCGCTGCGACCGGCATCACTCCGTTCAATTACCTCGTGATCCAGAACTGATTTTCAACTCTCCTTTTAAAGGAAATTACCATGTCGAATCAAAACATGCCTGTTGACGTTGCTGCAGCGTTCGCCCAGGTATTCCAACCTAAGAGTCAGTTTCCGCGCTGGTTCCAACCAAGCAAAGATATCGGCCAAATTCTGGTGCATTCCCAGGAAGAGGAAGATGATCTGAAGGCCCGTGACTGGTCCCCGAAGCCCCTGCCGGGTTCGGAAGTCCCCAAGACGGAAGCCAAGACCATCGAAGATGTTTCGGCGGCTCTCGCGACCTTGCAAGCTGAACGCGATCTATTCGAAGCCCAAAAGGCTGCTTTCATGGCCCAGGTCGAGGCCCGCATCGCTGGTATCGGGGCTGCTCCGAGTGCCCCGGCTGCCGCAGCCGTCGCCCCGGCGTCGGGCTCGATCACTGATGCAGCGGCCCAGGTAGCGGGCGCTCTCTCGGATACTTCCGAGGAACCGGCCCCGGCTGCCCCCAAGGCCGCTGCCAAAAAGTAATCTGAAGCAAAAGGAGTCTCACTATGCCAAGCCCGACCACTGCGCTGGACCTGATCAAAGGGGCTATGCGCCTTATCGGCGCTATTGCAACCGGTGAGACTCCTACAGCTGACGAAGCCAATGACGGTTTGACCGCGTTGAATGATGTGTTGGAAGGATGGTCGTTGGAGGGGCTCGCAGTTTGGGGTTTCTCCAATCAAACTTTCAATACTGTCCCTGGGCAGAAACTGTATACTGTCGGGCCGGGGGGCAATTTCAACACTGACCGGCCTGTTAATGTGTTTGGGGGCTACTGCACGTTCGGTGGGGTGGACTTTCAAATTGAAGTGGTTGATCAGATGGCGTATAACCGAATCGCCCTCAAGTCCCAACAACAGCCCATCATCGAGCAGATGCTCTATGTCAATGAAAACCCACTTGGGTTCCTCACATTGTGGCCAGTCCCTTCGACTGCAATTCCCATCACATTATCCTGTGGTCGAATCTTGACTCAAATTCCTACGCTTGCGACTACTTTGATCTACCCCCCGGGGTACGCAAAAGCTTTGCGGTACTCGCTTGCTGTTCATTTGGCTGCTGAGTATGGTATGGTCCCTGCAGTTGATGTCGCGACTATTGCCCGAGATAGCAAAGGCAACATCAAAAATGCGAACATGACCCCTCCGGTGATGGCGTTTGATAGTGTCCTTACGGGGGACGGCCCCGCCATCTGGCAACGGGGGTATTGATATGAAATTCCCTGGATTCATTGGCGGCAGTTACCGAACTCGGTCGAAGTTTTTCGACGCGCAGCGGACGGTCAATCTATATCCGGAATTAAGCAAGGCTGGTACGAGTAAAAACATCGCGGCACTGTTTGGTACTCCTGGTCTTCGTTTGTGGAAGAATTTTGCCGGGGGGTACATCCGAGGCATGATTCGTTTCACTGCCAATCTCGCTGTGGTCGTCAGTGGTTCGAATGTATATACCGTCACACCTGCTGGTGTTTCCAATTTAGTCGGTGTTATCGATAGTGGGTCAACACCAGCGATCATGGCCAGCAATGGTACAGTCATCATGATTGTCACTGGCATGTATGGGTATTTTTTCAACCCGACAACTGGGGTGTTGACAGGGATTACTGACACAGACTTCGTTGGGGCAGATACCGTACAATTCATTGATGGATATTTTGTCTTCAACAAAAAGAATACCGGCCAGTTCCAGATCACTCAATTGTATGGAACTGACATTGACAGTCTAGATTTTGCCACAGCTGAGGGCGCACCCGATTTATTGTTGTCACTCTTGGTAGATCACCGAGAAATCTGGCTTTTTGGAGAAACTAGCACCGAAGTGTTCTTCAATAGCGGAAATTCTGATTTTCCCTTCGAACGAATTCAGGGCGCATTCATTGAACAAGGTTGCGCAGCTAAATTCAGCCCGGCCAAACTTGATAACACAGTTTACTGGCTGTCAGCCGACGAGCGGGGTCAGGGAATGGTACAGCGGGCTCAAGGCTATCAGCCGCAACGAGTTAGCACTCATGCCATTGAGTACGCGATTGGTCAATACTCCACCATTTCTGATGCTATTGGTTATACGTACCAACAGGAAGGCCACAGCTTCTATGTCTTGAATTTTCCGACAGCCAATGCCACATGGGTATATGATGCGTCGACTGATGAATGGCATGAAAGAGCTTGGAGGAATCCAGCAAATGCGTCTTTGAATCGGCATCGTTCTAACTGCCAGATTGCGTTCGCTGGAGAAAATTTGGTCGGGGATTGGGAAAATGGCAATGTCTATGTGCTTGACCTTGATGTATACACTGATAATGGAGATTTGATCCCTGCTATCCGACAGACCCCATATATGGCCAATGACAACAATTGGGTGTTTTTCAGCCGTCTGTGGGTGGATATGGAAGTTGGAGTCGGCACAATCAGTGGTCAAGGTTCTGATCCGGAAGTGATGCTGGACTGGTCCAATGATGGTGGGAACACATGGTCCAATGAGTTGAGGGCCAAGATGGGCAAGCTCGGTGAAAGAATGGCACAGGTGGTCTTCCGCCGATTAGGAAAAAGTCGTGCTCGTGTTTTCCGGCTGACCATCACTGATCCTGTTAAACGAGTGCTGATTAACGCCGATATCGAAGTGACGTCGGGGAAATCATGAGTGAAAGTATTAAATTCCCATCGATCCGTCAGCCTGTCACAATGACGGATGACCGGGGGGTCGAGACATTTACTCGCCCGTGGTTCTTGTTTTTCCAGCAGATTTTTGAAAGAGTTGGTGGTACTCTTGGTCAAAGCACATCAGACTTGGGGGCGTCGCTCTTCGAGGATGCGGGCACGAGCGAGACGAACGCCACGATTTTTTCAGTCGAACAAAGTTTGAGCCAACTCCCGCCTGACAGTATTTATCAGTTAGTTGAAAACCTTACCGCTGAGTTGGCTGCACAGCGAGATATTCTTGCTGAAGTTCAAAAAGAGCTTGACGCTATCAAACAGGGCCAGTTAATTTAAAGGAATACCACCATGACAGTCACCGCGAAATCATTGTTCACTCCGCTTCAGGCACAAAACGCTGAAACTACCCAATACACGGCACCTGGAGGCACACGGACGATTATCGACAAGTTTACAGGCACGAACACCACTGCTGCTGCCGCGACTTTGACAATCAAGCTGGTTCAGTCAGGGGGGGCGGCTTCAGCTTCGAATACGATTGTGTCGGCCAAGACTCTTCAACCGGGGGAGACGTACACTTTCCCCGAGATTGTTGGGCATGTGCTGAATCCGGGCGATTTCATCAGTACTTTGGCAGGTACAGCAGCGGCAATCACCATCCGCTCTTCTGGTCGTGAGGTTTCTTAATGCCTCATATCGGTGAAGAAAGAGCGAAGTTGTCCCAGCCGCCAGCTATCCAGGTGCTGGCAATAGGGGCTTCCCCATCTTCCACGATAGTACCTGATGATGGTAAAATCGTGGTTCAGGGCGGTACCGTATCTCTCATCGAAATTGGCCGGAATGGAACTTTTGTTACGACTGGTCTGACAACTGCAGTGTTGCCCGTATCGCGAGGGGATGTTGTCAGAATTACTTACACTGTCGTGCCGACAGTAAACTATTTCAAAGGATAATCATGAAGAATTTTCTCCAAATCGCATCGAACGCGTCAGTATTACCACTTTTGCTGGCCATCCATCGACTGGAGAAGTCTCACGGGGTGTGGAAGGAAGATACATACCTCCGTGACTACCCTCAAGGTCCTTTTGGTCACACCGAATCGATCATTCTTCGGTTTCCTGATCGAAGTGTTCATGAAACCGAAGAAGCTCTGAAAAATCATCTGGCCAATTTCGACCAGCACGAGAATTATGATCAGCCAGTGTTTAAGTCTTTGCCAGAAGCTCGTCCATTGGTTTTTAATTTGATGGCCGCTGTTCATGGTGAACGGCTCGGCAGAGTCATGATTAATAAACTAAATCCGGGTGGTGTGATCTTCCCCCATGCTGATACCCCTGTTCACGCTGAATACTGGGATCGATTTCATATCGTGTTGAAATCTGCCCCCGGGTCGAATTTCCGGGCGGGCGACGAATGGGTTCACATGGCGACTGGTGACATTTGGTGGTTCAACAACAAGATCGAGCATGAAGTTGTGAACAACAGTGATTCCGAACGAATTCATATGATTGTTGACATTCGGACCAGTAAGCCATGATTACGTGTCAAATCGAATCATTCACTGAGAGGTTGGAGGAATTTCGACCTTTATTCCCTCTTCATTGGGCAGAGTTGGCATTGAACCAGGACAAGGTTCCGCTGAATCCTCAGTATGACATCTACAAAGCCCGTGAAGCCCGTGGTGAATTGTTGTTCGTGACAATGCGTGAACTGGGCGTGCCGGTGGGATATTTCATCGGTTTCATCGCGCCCGGGTTGCACTACAAAGATTGTCTTACTTGCACGATGGACATCTTTTACGTCCATCCCGACAAGAGAGCACAAGGGCTGCCGGGAGTTCGTCTATTCCGGGTAGTTGAGAAAGAGTTAAAGAGACGCGGCGTTCAACGCTGGTTCGTCGGTAGCAAAGTCAAAGCCGATGCGAGTGCTTTGTTCGAATTCTTAGATTTCGAACGAGTTGAAATCTATTATTCCAAGTGGATTGGAGAATAAATATGGTCGCAGCAGCAGTTATCGGCAGCGCAGTTATCGGCGGAGTAGCGTCTAATATGGCAGCGGGCAAAGCCGCCAGTGCCCAAGAAGATGCCGCCAATAAGGCGTCAGAAACTTCCAACGCACAGTTCTATCAAAATCGACAAGATGCAATGCCCTGGCACGACGCTGGGGTCGCCGCTCTTGGAGATTTGAGCCGGGGAACTGCTGCGGGAGGCGAGTTCAATCATACCTTCGGATTGTCAGATTTTACGAAGGACCCCGGGTATCAATTTCGGATGGACGAGGGTCAAAGGGGGCTCGAAGCAGGCGCGGCTGCCCGTGGCGGTCTGCTCAATGGCGGAACTTTGAAAGCTCTTACTCGATACGGTCAAGACTTTGCTTCCAACGAGTACAGTAACGCGTATAATCGGTTCAACAACGACCAGACTACCCGCTTTAATCGGTTGTCCTCTATCGCCGGTCTTGGGCAAACTGCGACTCGCGATGTTGCTAATATGGGCACTCAGAACGCTCAATATATTGGCAATAACCAGATGCAAGTTGGAAATGCCCGAGCCTCTGGATATGTCGGGGGCGCTAACGCCATTAACAATGGCGTTCAGACTCTCGGTAATTGGTACATGCAGCAGCAGTATCTGAATAACATGAAACCGGCCACTACTACCGTACCTGCTTCTTCGAGTGGCGGTTCGATGCCCTGGGCCGGTGGTGACGGCTCGGAATTCAGCAATTTGGGATAAGGAGAATCTAAATGCTTGACACTTCTATCCCACTTCAAGTACGGCCTCCCCAATTCGATAGCCCGGTGGACATGGCCACCAAAGCTATGTCCTTGAAACATTTGGCTTTGCAGGGCCAAATGCAAGAGGCACGGCTGGCCAATGCTGCGCGTCAACAACAAGAGCAGCAAACGCTAGCTGACATTTACAAGCGGAACACGCAGCAAGATGGCACTCCGAATCATGCTGGTATCGTCAATGATATGGCGTCGTCTGGAGTCGGTCATTTGATCCCCGCGTATCGTAAGACGATGCTCGATGCCGACAAGGATCAGACTGATATCGACTACAAAAAGTCGCAGACCCAGGCTGAGCAGTACAAAGTCGCGAAGCAAAAACTTGAAGTAACGGGGGGCGCAATTAATTCGCTGCTTCAGAATCCGAATGTCACTCATCAAGACGTCATTAATACTATCATTTCACTGAACCAGCAGGGATTGGTGGATACGAAGACGGGGCAGTCCATGGTTCAGGCTTTACCGTCAAATCCCGCCGATCTGCGCGGATTCCTGATGCAGAAAGGCCTGGAAGTCATGGACGCGTCCAAGCGGATGGAACTCTTGATGCCAAAATCGGAAAAGGTGGACAACGGCGGTGCAATTATTATGGGCACTGTTGATCCTCTAACTGGTCAGTTCAAGCAAGGCCCCGCCATTCAGAAGGTTGCTACTCCTGACGCTCGGCTGTCTTCGGCAACCCAGCTACAGACAACCGGCATGAACAACGCGACCACTCGGCGCGGTCAAGACCTGAACTTCCAGACCCAAAATGTACATATCGAACAGACCCCGACCGGGCTTGTATCAGTCAACAAGCAAAATCTTGCTTCGGCTCCGATCATGGCTGGTCCTGGTGTTCAGGTTCAGCAGAAGGATTCGCCGCTCTGGAAAGCGGGGCAGATGCAAGGGAAGCTCAAGGCTTCTATCGATGCGGCCCGTGAACTCATTCCACATGCCACGAATAGTGGTGTTGGTGCGATGATCGACAAGGGGGCTGGGTTTGTGGGGGCCGCTACTCCTAGCGCGGAAGCTGCCGGGCAACTTGAAACCATCGGTGGCTGGATGACGTCGAATGTGCCCCGTATGGAAGGCCCACAATCCGACAAAGACACCTTGTTGTATCGCCAGATGGCGGCACAAGTGGGGGATCGAACTGTTCCTGCGTCGGTTCGACTGAAAGCGCTTGACACTCTGGGGCAACTTCAAGAGAAGTACAAGAGCCTGAACACCGATCCGTATTCCGGTGCCCCTGCCGGTGCTGCGGCCACTTCGCGCCCGACCCAGAGCAAGCCCCGCCCCCCACTTAGTGCGTTCCAGAAATAAGGAGACATCATGGCAGGATTTGATATTGATGGTGCTCGGAAGGCGGGCTATTCGGATGTCGAGATTGTCGATCACTTGGCTCAACAAACCAAGTTCAACGCTGCCCAGGCCCGGGCTTCCGGATATTCCGATGGAGAAATTCTTCAGCATTTGACGGGGGCAACTCCTGGGGTTCAACCTGCTCCGAAGCTGAGACCGGAAGATACACCCGGGGTTGGTCAAACGATGTTGATTGGTGCGGGCCGCACGTTTGACAAAGTTCTTGATGGTTTGACCCAAGCTTGGCTCGGGGCCACTGGGGCAGGAGATTCTACCAAAGCCGCCCTCAAATCAATTGTTGAAGAAAAGGACAGGACATATAAACTGCTGCAAGAGGCCCGCCCGATCGCCACCGCTGTCGGTGAATCGATTCCTTCGGTTGTGGCCACTGGTGGAGTAGGTTCAGGGGCAACCGCTCTTGGGACAGCCGGAAAATTGGCGTTGACTGGCGCGATTCCAGCCGCGTTGGAGTACGGCACACCTGAAGAACGATTGAAACGGGCGGCGATCGGGGCCACCGCCTCAGTTGTCGGGGGCCAAGTTGTCCCCAAAGCTCTGCAAGTTACAGGCAAAGCAATCAGCAATGGCGTGTCGGCCTTGGCTGGTAAAGTCTCTCCGGAAGTCGCGGCGCTTTACCAGAAGGCAGTGTCGATGGGAATTCCCGTCAATATGGCTCAGCTTTCTGACAGTAAGTTCGTCAAGACGCTCGCGTCTGCGGTGGAAAGCATGCCGTTCACTGGTGCATCTGCGACCCGTCAAGCTCAGCAAGATGCGTTCAATCGTGCTGTGTCCCGAACTTTCGGCGAAGACGCCCCCAAGGTCACTCGCGATCTTTACGATGCTGCTCGCACCCGGCTCGGCAAACAATTCGAAGACTTGTCGGCCCGCAACAATCTTAATGTAAGTCCTGCGCTGCTGTCTGACATCGGTAATGTGAGTAATAGTGCCACCAAATTTGCTATGCAGGACACGAATCGAGCGGTCACGAATGCTATCGATGAACTCATGTCGAAGATGGACCCGGCAACCGGTAAAATTCCGGGGGCCGCGTATCAGTCGCTAGATTCTCAGCTGTCCAAGCTTCTCAAGGGGGGAGACGAGAAATCTGTTTATCTCGGACAGTTGCGTGACGCCATTCGCCAAGCAATGGATCACAGTATCACCCCTGCTGACCAAGCCGCTTGGTCTACCGCTCGCTCTCAATATAAAAATCTGAAGGCTGTTCGCGATTTGGTTGCGAAGGACGGTGCAGACGGCAACATTTCTCCGGCTCTTCTGATGGGTCGCCTGAACGCGACCCAAGCAGGTAAGGAAACGATGGCACGTGGGGGTCGAGGCGAACTCGGTGACATCGCCCAAGTGGGTAAGCAGTTCTTGCTTGATAAAATCCCGAACTCTGGTACGGCACAGCGTGCGCTGGCGCTATCCGTGCTGGGCGGGGGGGGCCTCGCGGCGGGCGCGGACCCGCAGACGGTGGCAGGGCTCATGCTCGCTGGGGCCACTTCCGGTCGACTGGCTAACAAGATTCTTAACAGTCCTACATCGGGTGCTCGAATCATGCAATCTGTCGCCCCCCAGACTCTTTCCGATCTATTGAAGATCGCGCCAAGTCGTGCTGCTCAAGTTGCTGGCAGTGGGACTGGTTTGACCATCGCTGACCTTTACGATCGATAAGGAATAAATCATGGCAATTTTGATGCCCGAGGGCAAGCAAAGTTTCAATACCACCACTGGTATCCCTTTGGTCGGCGGGAAGGTGTACACATACGACGCCGGTACCAACAACCCGAAGCAGACATTCAATGATGCTGCTGGTACGGTCCCGAATGCCAACCCCGTGATTCTGGATGCGCGGGGTGAAGCTACCATTTTCTGGAGTGGGGCTTATAAAGTTGTACTCAAAGATGCACTCGACAACACTATTTGGACTGTCGACAATATCATCAGCATCGATGTGGCCACCCAAACCCAGATCACGGCGTTGTCCAATAATCTGGCTAATATCATTTCTAACGCGCTCGGCCCAGCGCTTGTCGGCCTGAATAATCAACTTCGATATCCTGCAGCTACGCTCGGGGCAAAAGCTAACGAAATCATGAGTGTGTGGGATTTTATGACCACTGCTCAAATCAATGATGTGCGTGCAGGAACTTTCGCACAAGACGTTACGGTCGCTATGAATACAGCTGCAACGTTCTGTGGTACTACAAAGCGTGCGCTGTTTGTCCCTGCGGGGGGCTACAAGCTCACTGCCCCTTGGGTCGTTCCGATCAAGGTGTACGTGCTCGGGGAAAGCCCGGCTGTACAAAACAGTTATGATCCCGCAGGCACATGGGATTACGGCACCGTTCTGTACAAGGCCCACACTGGCAACTGTTTGACTAAAACTGGGGTGAGTGCGTACCAGGAAGGTGCCCCTATCGAAAACATCTGTATTTCCAGCCATCGTACCAACTTCCCTGGTGGTAACGGGATTGTTATCGATAAATGTTCCAATGTCCACCTTATCCGCTGCACCGCATTCAGTGTGGGCGGGGATTGCTTTGTGTTGGGCGTAAGTGCGGGCGATGTTACTGGCCACAACTACACTTTCAATTGCTACTCCAACAACCCTGTGGGTGTCCACTACCGGATTCGTTCTAAGTGGTCACGCCACTTGTATCCCGTTACCGATGGCGGCACCCACGGTATGTGGCTTGATAACGCGCCCGAGACTCATGTGGACGGGTTCCATTTCGAGGGCACGCAAGTAGCAGCGGTTCGCATGCAAAATGCGAATACATCTACTAAATTCACTGGCAAAGGCTTCATCAACCTGACCAATCCGCTGTATAACGGGAAAGCATTTGTCATCGATTCATTCCCTGGTAATCAAGGAATTACTATCGAAAACACGAAAATGCTGAATGGGTCCACTTCGACTGCGATCACATTCACTGGGGCTTTGGTCGCGGCTACAGCGGCTACCTTGACCGCAGCGTGGGCGGGGACGACGGGTCTTTACACACTGTGCTTTTCGGATGGGTCAGCACGCACGGGGGTCACTCTCACCAATGGTTCGGCAGCTGTTGCTTGGGTCGGTGCAGTGACGGCAACAGCTGCTGCTCGTGCAATCTCGTTCTCGGGTGGCATCGCTGTCGATCTTCAAGGCGTGGCGTCTAATGACGTTATTGTCCGTAACTGTGACTTCGAGGGCTGGGATGTAGCAATCAATGACGGTGGAACGACTGGCACCATCATCCAGGATAATTTGTTCTACGGCAATCGACTCGCGATCCAAGCGAATTCTCAAAACACCCAGTACACCGGCAATAATATCCGTAACACTTTGGGGGGTTGGTCTATCGACCATATCGGCTTCCCTGGTGGAACCACTGGTATCTGGACACAGAACTTTCTGGATAAGCCGATCAAGCCTACTCAGACTGGCGTGGCTGGCAACTTCGGCAACAATCAAGTCTATGGCAACAAAGGCTACAAGACCTCTTCTATGGTCGTGACAGGCGGTGTCCCATCCCCGGCTGTGGTTCCACATGGTTTGGCCGGTATTCCCCAGTACGTCAATTACTCCGTTTATTCGGGGGCACCCACCAATATGATCGTCAGCGCTGCTGATGCAACGAATGTGACGATCAGTTGGGGCGGTGGCGGTAACTGCCAAATTTGTGTGCGTTCAGCTTTGTTGTGTGAAAATCAACTGTAAGGAGACAGTCCAATGAATCAAGAATTGTTTAACATCGCCATTGGCGTCTCTGGCGCTCTTGGTGGGTGGTGGATGAAGGCAATGTGGGATGCCCTCAAAGACCTAAAACAAGCCGATGACAAACTCGCTACTCAGGTGTCAGACCTTAAAGTCTTGGTGGCCGGGCAATACGTCAGTCGAGAGTCTTTCGACAAACTATCTAATGCTATCTTCGCCAAGCTAGACCGCATCGAAGACAAATTAGATCAGAAGGTCGATAAAGTAATGCGAGTACGCCCTGACAGTGGATTCGGCGGCTTGGGAAAGGACTAACATGAATTTGCAAGATACATTAAATTCGCTGGTCGGTCGAGAGGGGGGCTACAGCAACAACCCCGACGATAGAGGGGGCGAAACTATCTGGGGGATCACGGCTGCTACCGCTCGTGCCTTCGGATACACTGGGTCTATGCAACTGATGCCAAAAGAGACGGCAATGGGTATCTACCGAGAGCGTTTCTGGCTTCAACCCCACTTCGACCAAATCGCGATGATCGACCCCAACATCGCTGAAGAATTGCTCGACACCGGGGTGAACATGGGACCAGCCACGGCGGGCAAATTCCTGCAGCGCGCACTGAACGTGCTCAACCAAGACCAGAAGCTGTTCCCCAATCTGACAGTCGATGGTGGAATTGGCAAAATGACAATTGCAGCGCTCAAGACATTCCTTCAGGTCCGGGGGAGTGACGGCAAAACCGTACTTCTGAGGATGCTCAATGCGCAACAATCCGTACGCTACATGGAAATCGCTGAAGCGAATCCTTCGCAAGAAAGCTTCGAATTCGGCTGGCAACTCAACAGAATCGGAGAACTTTGATGGACTTTACCGCGATCATCAAGACAATCGCCCCGTGGATCGGCACGGCGTTGGGGGGCCCTCTCGGTGGCATGGCTGTCGAAGCCGCTGCCAATGCTCTGGGCTTGAGCGACAAGACTGTGGATGCCGTGAAGACTGCCATTTCAGGGGCCACCCCTGAACAGATGCTAGCTCTGAAAAAGGCGGACCAGGATTTCTCCGTTCAGATGCAGGCTCTGGGGTTCAAGCAAGTCACTGATCTGGAATCAATTGCTGCTGGGGACCGGAAAGACGCCCGAGCGATGCAGGTAGCGAAGCCGTCGCCGGTCCCGGCGGTACTCTCATCCCTAGTCACGGCGGGATACTTCGGTATCCTTGTGGGTGTCATGAGGGGCTGGCTACGTATCGACGATTCCCAAGCCTTATTGCTGATGCTCGGTTCCCTCACAACGGCCTGGGGCGCTGTCATGGCGTTCTGGTTCGGAACCACCCGCGACAGCGCCCGCAAGACTGAAATCATCGCTAAATCAGGCCCGATCAACTGATTCTTGCTTCGGGAATTTGATTGCTTTGGTGGCAGCTTCGATCGATGACCAAAGATGGGGCAGTGCTTCACGACGTAGGTCATAGGCATAGGTATTCCCCATCCACTTTTTCGCGGGACGGCTCTTCTTGAAGCCGATCCCGCGAAGCACTTTCTGGAGGCGCATGATGTCGATAGCCGATTGTCGGGCCGTGTCGATCCCGAGCAACACTCCCAGCAGCAAATGCATCTCCCCCGCCCGAATCGCGACCTGCCCAGTCGGGTCCCCCGCCTTAAACTCTTCGATCACATAGAACAGACCAGAATAGCTGTCCGGATCAGTGAGGGCAGCACGGACCTTCCCGAACCAGGGCTCAGAGTCTTCCAGGGTGATTTGGCGATCAGTCTGTTCAGCCGACACGAGTTCATCGGGGACTGACCACCAATCCTCGCCGTTCTCATAACATTCAATCGCTTCGGCCCACAGCTGGTCGACATCTTGGCGGAGTAGTTCGAGCTTGACCGGGTGAACCTCAGCGCAGTGCGTCGGCCAGAAACGACGGGCACCGGTCAAGTCGGCGATGTACGCTTGGCCCACTTCGTTGGTCGTGCCACCAAACACGCAAGTACGGGGGTATGCTTTCGAGTCTCGCTCGTATGAAAGTCGGGCCTCGTCGACAGTCGTGGTCAGCGTGGCTTTCAGCGATTCCATATCAGCCCGACGCAGTGTGGCCAATTCTGACATTTCAACGATCATCTTGCCCGTGATCGCGGCCACCATGTCTTTGTGTCCCGTTCCGCCACCATGAACGGAACCAGAATACTCCACATAGAATTGACCGCCAAGAATACGTAGAGCTTGGGACTTGCCAATACCCTGGGCACCTTCGAAGATCAGCATGTGGTCGGCTTGGCATCCAGGGTTCATAGCACGAGCAACCGCCGAAATCAGCCATTTCCGCCCGATAGCCCGAGTATACTCGTTATCTTTGGTGCCCATATATTCGGGCAGCCAGTTGTCAAGACGTTTCGTACCGTCCCAACGTTTCTGTTTCAAGAATGCCTTCAATGGGTTGACCCGATATTCTGCAGCCAGATGGATGATAACTTGTGTACAATGGGATTGTTTGACCCAGGAATCCCCATTACTGTGGAACTTGATAAGCAGCGAAATCTCGTCTTCTGCAGTCACTTTCGGGCACTCGATATCTCCGACATCTCCCACCCGGATTCGGTGGTCGTAATCAGCGATCCAAAACATCGGTACAGAGCCTTCCTGCTGATACATCCGTGTCCGATTAATTAGACCAACGATATTGCCCTTCTCGTTGTTGTCTCCGATGGTGTCTCGAATGAAGCGCTTACGCTCTTGTTTCAGGAAATCTTCGAGCAGATTAACCCGGGGCCGGGGGCATTCTTCGCGCAGCTTCTTCAGTAGCGGCTCGACCTTCTTCTTGAGGGCACAAGCCGACTGGGCCAAATCACCATCGAGTTCTGGATCGTTACCTTCGCACCACGCCTTGAGTCGTGAATAGACGGTTTCCGGGTCTTTGTAATTCGGGTCGATCTTCTCGCGAAATTCTTTCCAGCGGAAAGCAGAACACGAATTGTGCAGGCAACGAAAAACGGGCCGGTTGTTGACCAGCCCCACCATCGGGTTCACGTGCTCCGGATTGAACGGGCAACGGGTGATCGTCCACTTCTGGCCCTCGTTGCCGAACATCGGGCGCGGGCCAGAAGTGACAGTAAGACCCCGATCGGTCAACCACTTTGTCATATCCCCGATGAATTCACCAGACATATCCCGGTATTCATCGGTCTTGGCATCCCGCAGAGGACGGGCAACATTCTCGATCTGTTCCCGACTGACGATCCCGAGTTCCCGAGGCGAACGGATCAACTGGGCTATCCGGTGCGGGCGGTCTACCGTGGAGGAACCCTTCGCGCTGATAGTGCCGTAAATCTTCCAGACGCGGGACGCGTTGAAACTTGTCGTGTCGACAGCCACCCTATCGTTTGAGAAGATCGAAGACAGCATCTTCGAGGCGTACTCGAAGTCGATACGGGAAGCGTCATCAGCGGGTTCGTCGACCCGATACATCACATGAACGCCATTACCAGATTCAGCTACTAACGGCTCTGGCCAACCGATGCTCGACAACCATTCAATCACTTGATCAGCAGTGTCGAGTGATAGCGCCAACTCTCCATTAGTCGAAGAGATACCAGCTGGCCGAACGGGGTCGAAGTCGAGTAGGAACCAACGCCTACGGATAATGTCGGCGTCGTTTGAAGTTGTCTGCGATCCGAATTCGAGCTTGTTCTCATTCCGGGCTAGAAGCATCGGGTTGACGGGGTTGACCGTCGCGTAAATCGCTTGATGCTTGCCATTCTCCCGAGCAATTAGAGCAGCAGCCTTGGTCGTGTCATTGAAATAACCACTGATTGTGCCAGCTTTGGTTTTCGGGATTCGAACCTCGAAAACCTCGCCTGGCTCGTGGATAAGGTCAAGGCATGCTTTGATCAGCAATGCTGGCCTTACATCTTTGTATCCTTTGAATTCCATTAAAAACGTCTCCGGTCAGTCACTACCTTCAGGTTATCGTGCAAGACGCGACGAAGCGCCTCCCGCTGAAATCCGCAGATAGAATTGATTCTGAGTTCTTCAAGCCCGACAGGCTTTGCGAACATACCATGGTG